GGAAACGAAGTTAGGTACAGGTGCGTCTACGCCCACGGCTAATAAGGTGTTAAGGGCCACTGGTACGGGTAGTACTGCATATGCTCAGGTTGACTTAACTACGGATGTCACAGGCACCCTGCCAGTAACTAATGGCGGTACGGGCATTACATCTCTGGGAACAGGAGTGGCAACCTTCTTAGGTACTCCTACTTCTGCCAACTTAGCCGCTGCCGTGACCAATGAGACGGGCAGTGGTGCGTTAGTGTTTGGTACATCTCCAGCCATTACTACTCCTACGGGTATTGTTAAGGGCGATGTAGGGTTGGGTAATGTAGACAATACATCTGACGCTACTAAAAATGCTGCTAGTGTTACTTTAACGAATCACACTATTGATGGAAGTAGTAACACACTTACGAACATATCTTCTAGTTCTATAGTTACGGGAGCGTGGCAAGCATGGAGTCCCTCATTTACCGGTTTCTCAGTTAACCCTTCTGGTGGACTATATTATTATCAAATAATAGGGAAGATAGTGATAGTAACTATAAAAATGCCTTCAAATGGAACATCAAACTCATCAGGGTTTACTATAAGCCTACCCGTTACAGCTGTAACGAGAACAAACGCAGAATGGGTTGGCAACGCACAGATTGTTGACAATGGTTCAGTCCCCTCGACGCCGGGACTAATGGATATAACTAGTGGCGGGACAACAATGAGCATATTAAGGGATTACGCAGGAAATGCGTTTACTAGTAGTGGTGGTAAACGTCTCGCTGTGGGTATGATAATTTATGAAGCAGCTTAATATGGAAGTACAATAAGAATATGCTTACTTACACGCAGTCCTATAAGCGAGCGGCCGATATAATTGGTATCAACACTACGACTAGTTCTCAGGCGCTCACGAACATCCAGCAGGATATCAACCAGGGCCTCCGCATCTTTAAGAACGCCAGTCGTCGCTACTGGACACGCAAAGAGGTGACTACAAGTCTAGTATCGGGCCAACAGTACTATACCTTTCCGGAAGATATGATTAGGATCACTACGGTCAAGGTTACCTCTGGTGGCCTAGTACTGCCGGTCGTGATGATTGACAGTGAGGAGATGTGGAATCGCCTAAACGTCATTCCAGCTATGACGGTCGGTATTCCTACCACTGGTTACATTCGGGGTAAGAATGAACTTGGGTTGTATCCAATACCATCTGTAACTACTGCTAATGGCTTAATCGTATCGTACGAACCACGCCTGCGGGATATGAGCCTCGATGACACAACTTCTATTACATTGAATGTCACTAACGGCTCGATTACAGTGACGGCCGCCAGCGGCACATTTAATAGCAAGATGGTTGGCATGAGTTTGCAGGTGACAGATGGTAGCGATGGCAACTGGTATCCGATTGTCGGTTACACCAACTCCACCACCATTACCCTAGAGAATGTCTACCAGGGGCCGACCTCCACTGGTGTAGCAAGTATTATTGGTCAGACGCCGGACATCCCAGAGGACTACCAGTTAGGACTTGTTTACTACGCCGCTTACAACTACTTCCTAAAGCGCAAAGACGCTGGGATGTCAGCTAATTACAAGGCCCTCTATCAAGATTTGCTCACACAGTACATTGAGGTGTACGCGGATAAAACAACTGGGCAAGTTCTTCAAGGTATTGATGATATGCAGTATTCATTATTTGGATTGCCCCCAATGAACATGACGAGTCAGTAAAATTATGGCAAAAGGACCAACAGACAGCAATAAACTGAACATCGTACTTGGTAGTTTTGTAGGTGGTGAGTCCATTGACTTCAAGAATGGCGTGGCTGGCAGCTTTTATAAGTCTGAAGCTTTGGATTTCCGCAGCAAAGCAAGTCAAATGTCGGTACTACCGGGCGCTACGGCTGTGTCTGGCGCTTCAGCAGTATTAGTTGACCTACCAGTTGAAATGGTACAAGACCCAACTGGTACACGCTGGTTAATTGGTGACCAGGGAAACCTGTATAAGCTGGATACCAGTAATGTACTAACTAAGGTGGCTACAACTACTGAGACGAGCGGAACTGGGCTAGTGTACAACCAGTTATCTGATTTCCTATACATTACCGGCCAGCAATCAGTGAGTATGTATGGCCCGCTGTCGTCCTCACCGGCATTAAAAGATGCTCAGTTTGCAAAGTCGGCCAGTAGTGCCAGCGGTGTCGTGAACCTGTACGACCCGACGACGACTAGTTACAGCGGTTCAGCCCGTAACAACTTGCAGACGCTGGCTACTACTACCGGTGTTACTGCGACTAGCCAGGTATCTACTAACACTACTACGCTGACCTATACCACACCGACTTCCATACCAGCCGAAACGGTACTGACTGGTAAGTGTCCGTTCGCTCCTGACCTGGAACCGTTTTATTCGATTGCTATCTATGTTGATACGGTGGGCACTGGTAACGTGACACTGACCTTACATGATGGCTTCAACCGCAACTTAGGGGCCGTGACTATCACTCATGCCAACCTGACCACCGGCTACAATGAGTTTATCTTCAGCGCGCCTGGTATCCGTTCGTTTACCGGTGCTATTCAGTCCGGTTTAAGTGCTGCGTACCACTGGCATGTCACGAGTACGGTGGCTGATACCAAAGTACGCACCCTGACGGCTAGCGACCTCAGTACAGCTGACATGATTCTGTTTAACTACCGGATGGTCAAGACCAACAACGGATGGCACCCAGCGACTATCTTTACCGGTAACGGTTTCTTACTGTGTATTGGTAACGGCCAGTACCTGAGTACTTACAACTTTAGTAATGACGCCAATCCCAGCAACAATGTTTGGCAGCGGGAACGCTTCCCAATTGATGCCGGGTTTGAAATTTGTGGGCTCAGTATTAACAACCAGTATCTCGTTATTGCTGCTGAGAAGAGGAGTAGCAGTACTACCCATAACTACCAAGAGGGCGCACTGTACTTCTGGGATGGACAGAACGCCACCTACAACTTCAAAATTCCTATTCCAATGGGCGCACCGTACTCGGTCTACACCTTTAATAACATTACCTATTTCATTGCAGCGGGGGCGTTATATGCGTGGGGCGGCGGCCAACAGGTAATCAAGGTACGGCCAATAGCCTACCAGAATACCGACTATCTTGGTACGACTGATAACACCGTAGTTAACCCCAATATGATGGCACCACGCTACAATCTGCTACTTATGGGTTACCCAAGCACTACCACGAATGTTAACGCCAAGTATGGTATTTACTCGTGGGGTAGTGTGGAACTAATCTACCCAAACAGTTTCGGTTACAGTTACGCTCTGAGTAACGCTACATATAACTACTCTGCTGCCAATAACCTGCAAATCGGCATGATTAAGAATTTTGTGGATACGTTGTTTGTGGCTTCCCGTAAGACAGTCACCGGTACGACTACCTACTACCTGGATATGGTCAACAACAGCAGCACGCCAGCCGGTGTGTTCTCCTGGGATAGTCTCATCTACGACGGTGGGGTGCGCTACAAGCAGAAAGAGCTAAACCGTATCAAAGTGAGCTTCTTACCATGGCCTGCGAATGCAACATTGACCATCTACTATGCCCTAGAACGGGGCAGTAAGGTATCGGCCGACCCAATCACAAGTGTTAGTTACTCTCCTACCACAGGCGATACTAGTATAGTCATTGACGTAAACCAACGCTTCTACGAGGCACAGTGGGGCTTTAGTGGAACTTGTAGCAGCCCAGCCAGTGCGCCAACTATTACCGGTGTGGTAGCTGAGATTGATCCACTGCAGGCCGAAGCTGATTTGCGTACCGACGACCAGGCAGAGGGCAGTTAGTATGCAGGAATCACAGTCTAGTACTAACCTTGCCGCCAATACCACCGGTGGCATGTATGAGATGTACACGGCCACCTTTGGTAACGTAAACTTCCAAATTGCTCCTAGTATGACCGGTGAAGTCAGTAACACGTTCGGTACGGTGCCATACGTGTCACTAGAGAGCGTCATTTACGCCCAGCAGATGCAAGCTCAG